GCACTGACGCATGATAACTTCTTCTTTGCTCATTTCGCCGTTATCAAAGTGGAGAACCGGAACATCGTACTCTGCCGAAACTTTTGTGCAGAAATTCAAAGACAAAAGAGTTTTACCTACGCCAGAGCGGGCAACGATAACAGTGATATTACCGGGTCTTAAAAGGGACCCGTAAATCTTGTTAACTGTCGGGAATGGACCCATAAGGCCAAACTCAGTAATCGGATTGTTACCGCGATCTTCAATGATAGACTCCATTTCTTCAAAAATGTTAACAGGCTTTTCGTCATTATTTTCATATAAATTAATTGTTTTATTAAAGGATGAATCAGCTTCTTCAATGATCTTTTGATAAGAAGCATCAGGAGCCATTCTTTTCATCTTATCCGCAACATCCAAAGCCGACTTGTGAATCGTGCGGCGAATGGAATATTTCTTAATCTCTTTCGCTGCGGCAACTGCTGTTGTTGGATTAGTCTTTCTGACAGCTAAGGAACGACAATAATCAAAGACATTGATGTTGTCTTGAAAAGAGACGCCAATTTCTTTAATGCGTTGAGCTATAATTACTTCATCTATCTTCTCGTTGGCCTCAAGGCATTTACGAATGATATGATAAATCGTTTTGTGAACAACGGTGGACTCTGAATAGAAATCAGATTCAGATACAAAGTCGCAGACTTCTGCGTAAGTATCTGGATGCTGAATCAGTCCAGCTAAAAACTGCTGTTCTACTTCTAGTGAATAAAGCATTATTCGTTATCGTCCGAAATTTCTGTGGAGTCTTCGTTAAGCCATTCTTCCATAGCTTTTTTAAGACCAAGAGAAGTTAAAACTGAATCGAAGCGAGTGTAGATTTGAGGAGTGCCGTTCTCAGAGCAGATACAAAGAACAACGCCTTTGTACGAATCCGCGCCGCCAGACATTTCATAAATCTGCGCGACCATTTCGACTGGAAATTTGAATTCTTTATTTTCGTTATCTTTTTTGTCTTTAGGTTTCTTCATAGTTCTACTCCTTGTTTTGAGAAAATCTCATGGTTGATTTCCTCGTCTTCGTAAATCTCTACGAGCAAGATTCCGTTTGTCAAGCAAAACTTCATCTTTAAATCGTCTCTCTTCAACTGCGCGAGCCAGTTGAGTCGATTGTTATTGTGGAAAAACTTGTTAAACTGCTGATGCTGTTTGCCTTGAACTTCTACTGCGATTTTTTTATTCGCGTTGTAGAAGTCCAAAGACAAACGTGTTCCAGCAACACGAAGCTCTTCAAAGACAATATCGTGTTTCCAGTAAGAGAATAAAAATTGTTTTACTCTCCATTGAACTTTGCTTCTGGATTTGGCTTTCCAATTAATTAAGAAATTTTTAGAGTTTTTAATTAATTTTTCTTTGCCATTAAGCGTTTTGAATTTCATTAGAAGGATCACTAGAAATCATGTCCACAAAATGCTTGTGGAGGATTTTAGTTAATTTTTCATTACCTTCAATGAAAGAGAACAGTGCGTTTTCGCCTTGGAACTTTTCTGGAATCTCGATATTGTTAGAAGAGCAGATTTCCTTTAAGTCTTGGGAAATATAATACCAAGCTCCAGAGCGTTCGACCATTTCCCAAGTCAAGAGCATATCTACGATTTCTTTTTCAAGCCAAACAGAACGTCCATTAGTGCGTCCGTACTTGATCGGATAAGTGATGCGATTCTTGCTCTTTTCGTTTGGACTCTTCTTGATATAGATTTTGCAGTAATGACCAATGATGGGATTCTTTATTGGATCAGATTTCTTGATAGCTGGGTCTTTCAGAATAACGTCGCCTTCAAAACGAGGCTCAAACTCGAAAATGAAATTGGCGAAGTGCAGCAGAGCATTACCACCAGTAGCGGATGTTTGGCGAATAGGAGCTTTGCTATATGGGTCGAGTTGAATATCGCTTCTAACTTGAGAGATAAAGATTGCCATGTGACCGCGTTTGGTCAGACCAATAGACATACGCTTCATAAAGTCCGACGCAATTACAGCACCGCCAGCGACTTTCTTGGAGTCTTCAAAGTTTTTGTTCAAATCTCCTTTGGAAATTAATCCGTCAACAGAGTCCAGAACGAACATATACTTAGCCTTGTCTTCGTTGAACTGAACCAACTGGCGCATTGCATCTACAGCTGTCTCGTAAATATTGCACTCAAATACGAAACAGGTTCCAACATCCCAAGATTCCGCGTCGAAAACAAACTTAACACCAGAACGTTTTTGCATTTCATCAGAAAGGCGACCTTCTGCTTTGATGAAAAAGCCTTTTGAATTTGGAACTGTATTTAAGAAGTTACGCATAACTTCAAGAGCGGCGGATGTTTTGCCTCCTTCGGTGAAGCCAACGAACCTGTGAAGACCTGGTCCAATGCCTCCGCTGGTCTGCATATCTAAATTTAGAGAACCAGTAGAAACTTTATAATTACAAGTCTCTTCAAAGTTGTAATGATCTTCCTTCTTGTCGTTCAAAAATGATTTGAGGACAGAATTAGACGAAACGTTTGCTTCTGCTTTTTCTTCTTTTACTTTTTCTTTCTTGCTCATGATAAAAATTCCTTTAATGTTGGTTTAGGTTTAATGTTAAAATCTTCTCCAACCTTGTCTGTCAAGACGATTGTTTGGGTTGGTTGTGGCTGATAGTAAAACTCATTGCGCTTGATTTCAAGTTCCGCCGCTTTCCAATCAGCATAATAAAAAGCGAGACTCTCAACCTTCTTGATAGGAACATATTCCGACAAGAATTTAAAGCCGTATCTTTCCTCAAGCTGCCTGAGAATAGTAAACTCTTTCTTCCAGAACTCAGCGGTGGTGCGCTTTGGCATACTTACAAATCTAGCAACGATAACACGGCGAGACGCTTTCTTTGCTGGTTTTGGCTTCTTGACTCTAGGTTTACGAGGTGCTCTTTCGGCGCGAGGCTTCCTTGGTTTTCTAGGTTTACGAACCTTGACTACCTCTGGAGACTGAATCTCTAGTTGAAATGGCTCTTCCATGCGGCCACAAGAAAGCAGTTATCACCAACTGTCAATACTTTTTTAAGATTTATTTGAAGCCGCAGCAGAACCAAAGTAAAAGCCTGTAATTGCGATTAAGCATTGGCGTATCTCAGTAGTGATCAAATTGCCTGAAATCTCAACGAAAGCGGTCTTAGTCTTCTCTGCAACGAAACCCAAGATGTCTCCTCCGTCTTGATAATCTACTTGAAGATAAGTAGGAATGCCCAAAAGGGCCATAAGAAAAGGAGATATAACAATAGAGAAGATAACAGAAACAACAATGAACTGTCTAACCATCTTGCCTACGTCGCCATCTCTTTTAGCGGCTTTGTCGGCAGATTCATCAGCTTTATCTATCGCTTTCATCATTCGATCAAAGCGTAGCTTTTGCTCTTCGGCTTTTGCAGCCATAAAGCGAAAAATGAATCCAACAACAGATCCACCTAATAGACTGATTAGTTCAGACGGCACATAGGATATTTACACCTTAAAGGCCAAAAGCTTCTATCGTCAAAGGGAACTTACCGTCAACTCTTACCAAAGAAAGCATTTCAGAAGCGATATCTCGGATTTCCTTTTGGGCGTCTGGCTTATTGCGAAGATTAAGAAAATGGTAGAACGATCTCCAATTAAACATAACATCAGCAGTAACTTGCGTATTGTAAGTTCTAAAGAATCTAGCGGACTCTTTTGCTCGCTTACGGTCAAAGCCATGATTTTTGACCAAATCTTCTAAGCAGTTATGATAGAGTCTAAGACCATTATTGGTATAGTTCTCAAGAATCTCTTTCCAATGTTCAGGCCAATCAGAAGGTACGCAGAAGTTATCTTCTTTCATCTCTTTGTATCTGGCGGACTCGCCGTTGATAGAAACGCCAATTCTATGTTTCAATAAATGAATATGGCTAGCTACGTCAGTGGTGACTAAGAAATGAAGTGACGACTTTTCAAAAGGCGTATGATGCCCATTTTCGGCAAGCATTTTTAGCAGCGGCCCAATTCTCTGCTTCTTCTCCTCGTTAATATCTCTGGACGTAGAAGTCCAAGCCGAGCAAGCGTGAACTTGATCGTCGCCATAAATACCAATAAGTTGAACGCTATTTTCTTTATTCATTGTAAAGTTTGTTATATTGCTGTAAG